ATTAGTAGTTTCCATTATAAACCTTACTGTGTGTTTTTTGTTTGTTTTAATTCTGATATTCCATTAATACCATCACTTACACATGTTGCCAATATAGTATATTTACTTGCAGTATAGAAGGTATGAGTCAATCCAGCAACAAGATAATCACCAGCAGCAATAGTTTGTTGATTATTAACAGAAGCAGGGTCAATAGATACTCTTTGTCCTAAAAGAATGATCGGATTTCCATTAGGATCAACAAACGGTTGATTAATACTATCAATAGACATAAACACAAATTGCTGATAGAATGCACGTTTAATACTTTCATGATGCATTGGTGCATAGTCATAATGTTCATGTGTTTCTATAAAGTGTGTTGCTACGGTATTATATCTTATATTTTCTAATTGTGTTTGTGATTTATTACTTATAATACCAAGTCTTAATTTGTTATCTTTACCATTATCATGGAATTCTTTTGATCTAAAGCAGAATTCATTAATAGATGGTCTTTTAAATGTTGTTGGAATTATTTTTGTAACCATTACAGGGAAATCAACCGGATTTATACCAACTACATTACGAGGGTCGAATATTTTAGTCTTTATACCGTAACCACCTTGATTCTGTAAGAAACCAGCATTAACATAGCGTAAAGATTCATAAACTTTATAAGGTACAGGTTTAGCGTTTGTCTCTGCACCTTTTGTTTCATCATGTAATTTTTGATATTTAGAAACTTGAATAAAATTACTTACCGTCGCTGCATCACAAAGTGTATTTAATGATGTATAATGGCCAGTGCCAGACTTATCGACATATAATATTGGTATGTCATTTTCTGCAATCCATGCATGCGAAACAACTTTATCAACAAAGTCAGCATGACATAAAGATGCATTTAACCAAGCCATACTATCATTAGCATATGGAAAAGATAATGTATCACATTTTAAACCGCCATGAGTCATACAAGCTCTTACTACCTCAGCGCTTGAGAATATTTTACTTGTATTTAACAGTGTACCACTATCATCTTTCGGCCAAACGAATATATCGTTTAAATATTTTTCTGCTGCCAGAGTGCCTTTTATAATATAGCAATAATCATTATTATCCTGGTCTAAACCATATTCAATAGATTCAATTACAAATTCTGTATCTACATATGGTTTTACATCGACACAAGCATTAAGGTTGGGCGTAATAGTTATAAAGATACTATTACCTATTTGAAAACCGACATCATGAAAATATGTACCGATATCGTTTAAAAATAAAGTCATTGACGGAAGTCGCTGGAAGAAACTTTCATGTATAAGTATTTTTCTGATTTTACTATTAGTTATAGGAAAACCATGGTCAGGATCTTTGTTGCCATAGATAACAAAGATTTCATTTTCTGGACTTGCTACAGAGCTTGATATTAAACCAGCTTGTGCAGCATTCATTTCTTCTACTTTATTGGCCATTAGATACCTATAGTAAATCCGTTTTCACCTTGAAACCAACTAGAAAGTTTTACACCATCATGTGACACAATATTATATGCATCTAATGGTGTTTTCGGATATGCACAACAGCAAAATCCAACATCGTTAGAAAAAACCATAAATGCAGCTTTTTGTTGTTTCATATAAAGTTGTAATTGTTGTGCTCCTGCAACTTCAAATATATGTGGTTTAACTTCATATAATTTTTTAAATTCATTTGCGACGGTTGTATCTGGGTTTTTTAAATTTTGTAATCTTTTTAAGACGTCTAATAATTTATCTGGTTGTTGCTTTAAACATTCATCTAATTTTTTACTTATTTCTCTGTTAAAATTATTACCTTCGACATTTGTATTAAATAATCCAAAAATAGAAAGTATTACATCTCTATTCATAGGCTTATATTGATTTCCGTAGCCAGATAGATTGGATTTAATCCCTTTAAATTCAGCTGTGGCACCTGTATTCATATCATAAAGATCGCCTCTACCTTGACGAAAACCTATATTAGAAAAACAGCTAGCGAATAAGAATTCACCTTTACCTACAGCGGGCCTTCCACCTGCAATATTAAGAGCTTCTTCAGTATATTTTGGATCTAGATATTCTGCTAAATTTGCATTTTTAAGAAAATCTTTCCATGTTGACTTCATTGGCTTAAAAGTGAATATATTTTCAGCCAATTGTTCAAATAAGTCTTTTGGACTGACTATTAAAAGTCTATTTAATAAGCCTTCATGAATTTCAGCCAAATCCTCAACTTTACCACATTTTTGAGGAGTCCAGAACTTATTTAAATAAGAATTTAAGTTTTCATTACTCATATACATATTTATAACATGGGTCTTATGTATAAATAGTATATGGGTTTATGCAATCTATATGAATATCAAACTAAGAAAACTGTAAAATTATCAGATTCTTACAGTGTAGATTTGTGGCTAGATAAAGAAGATTTTTCAACTGATGAAACTGCTGCAAAAGATAAAACAAAAGTCCTTAATATGGATGCTATTCCAAATGATTATAAATTGGAATTGTTTAATTGCACTGATGTTACTTTACCGTCATTTAAATATAAGACAGAAATTTACAAATATGGTAATAATGAAAAGGCATTTTTAATTCCAGACTATAGTTCATTAGATGATTTAACTATAGAATTAATGGAATATTATGATAAAAATGACAATCTTGTAGTTCAACAGTTGGTAAACCTATTTTTAAATAAATTGTTTGATTCAGATACATTTACTTATAGAATGCATAATTATATTAAGCAATTAGATATTAATGTATATGATAATAATTTTTCAATGCTAATGTATAAATATACATTTAAATATTTAAAATTGACGAATTATACAAAATATGATTTGGATTATTCAAGCAATAATCCGGCAAAATGGAAATTGTCATTTTCATATATGGAATATCAAGCAATACCTGTCGGTGAAAGAATTTATAATGTTAATGGCGAAACTGATCCTAATATTACTACACCTAAACCCGTTACTGAAACAAATGTAGATTTCGCTGAAATGTATAAAGCAATAATGTCTGGTAAAGCTAATAGAGCACCATCAGAATCTTCATCTATGCTTACTCCTAATGCTTATAGTAATAATACTGAAGCTATTGCAACACTTGAACCGGCTGTTAAAAATATGGCACAAAAACTTGAAAATCAACAAGCAGCAGTTGATGAAGCAAGAAATAAAGTTCAAGAGCTCGAAGCTAAGATTGCAGAAGCTGAAACTAAAGCAAATAATTTGACAAATCGTATACAAGAAGATGAAGCTAAATATGCTGCGGCGGTCGGAAAGACTCAAAGCTTAATGAAAAATTCTGAAGATACGACATTAACTAATTTTGATAAATTTATGATGTTCAGTAAACCACGAGAAGAAGCACAGAAAAAGAGTGAAGCTGCTGATATTGCACTTAATAAAAATCTTGCTGATCGTCTAGAGTTATCAAATAATATTAATACTGCAAAAACTGATCTTTCTGATACAACAGCCAATATAGCTAGTTTAAAGGCACAATTAGCACAAGAACAGCAAAATCTTGATAATTTGACTGTTGGTTATAATAATATGAAAACAATATATGATAAGAATTTAAATTCATTATCAGAAATGGAAAATTTAAAGAAAGATCAAATTAATTCACTTGAAAACCGCTATGGTTCAATGAATTCATTATCTCAGCAAGATTTTAATGCAAATCATTCTAGCTATACAAAAAGTATGGAACAAGCAACAATTAATAATAACAGACTATCTAATTATGCTGAACATATGGCAGAAAATGAAAAAGCAACAAGTAAGCCTGATCCATATACAGAACGAGAAGAAACTTTAAAACAAGAAGATAGTGCATTACATATGGGTGCAAATAATACAGCATCAGTTTTATGGAATGATAGTCAGTCTGAAATTTATAAACAATTACATGATATGAATAATGCTAATCAGATATCTCATGATACTTTTGAACTTGATGAACCTGAATTAGAAGAAATGTCTAAAAAATCTGAATTATATAATGGAATGTCAGATACTGGCAAACAAATTATGAATATGGCAAATGATAATGTCGAGAAAAACAGAAAAAATATTAAGCCAGTTGATACTAAAAATAGTATTGAAGAAATAACTCCAATGACTAGATCCGATATGATTTTAAAGCTTACGAAAAAATATGAAGATGAACATCCTGAATGGAGCGATGCATATATCTATGAACGGGCTAGTAATGAAGTAGATACAGAATTAGCTAAATGATATTATAAATAATAAAAAGGATTTAAGATGGATCAGACAGAAACATTTGTAAGTTATTTAGCAAGTACTAATGAAGCTGAATTTCAAGCTCTTTATACATTTGCTGTTGATGCCTTGACATTCTCCAATAAGATTCATATTTATCATTGGAGTTGTGACAAGGGTTTTGAACATACACATTTCCAAGAAGTCTATGAAATCATTAGAGATTTTGCAGATGAATTGGTTGAAATAACACTTGCCACCGGAACTGAATTTAAGATTAACTCTAAATCTTATATTTTCTCCGATGAAATTTATAATAAGGAAAATGCACTTAGAAAGTTAAGAGCATTCATTGACGCAGTTGAAAAGCTTTCTGAACAGTTCAAGCGCAAAGTTGCACTCAATAACCTTATGTCTGATACAGTCCAGAAGCTCGAAAAAGAATACGGCTTAATTTTAAAGTTTAATTAAGGAGAATAAACATGTCAATGGTTAATACAATTTTAGCAGCTGAACAAGCTAAGCTTGAAGAAGCTCAGAGAATCGTCGAAGAAAACGGAATGAAGTTTATCAAGGAAAGTAAGAAGTATGCTGGTAAACATCCAGTATTTGATTCTGATGCCTTCCAGAAGTATCTTATTCAGGAATGTGGCGGATGTTGCGGTGATGCAGCATGTAAAGATAAGAAAAAACTTAAACATACTTGTGCAATTTGTGGCGAAGAATGCGAAAAGCTTGATAAGAATGGCATTTGCGAACTCTGTGCCGAAGAATTAAATAATTATTAATTCGCGGAGGTTTTTAATGAATTTAAATGAAGCTAAACAAATACTTAGAAAAAATGGATATATCTGTATAAATGAACGCTCTGATAATCGTATTTACAGTATTGATGTATATTATAATGAAGATGGCGGTTTTCCGGATTTTGATAAACAAGAACCAGAAGAAACATTAAGATATACATTTGATGAAATGGTTAAGGAACTTGGCCCTGACGCTGCTAGCGATATTGTTACGGAAGGGTGCTATGATACAGGTAATAATACTTATTACAAACTTAACTACATTGAAAATGCAGATACAGGTGAAAGAACATCCTACTAGTGCTATTGTATAAATTTATAATTTTTTATATAATAAAAAACCAGGTTTTTAACCTGGTTTTTATTTTCCTTTTTTAATGTTAGATTGCTCGGAGGAAGTCTCTGAATGCACTCATAACAACCTTACTACCATGCTTGTCAACAGTCTTATTGAATGCTTCTTGTGCCTTTACAATCTTTTCTTGCTGTTCTACATAAAGACCAGTCTTTTCATTCAAAACCCATTTTGTGACATACTGGACAGATTCGTAAATTGGGTCAGTATAAGCACACTGAGCAGAAGGCATATAAACTGCGTCGATTGTAGCCATAGAATAGTCCTCAGCAACAGTATTATCTTCACAAAGATTACCAGTTCCACGAGAAGAAACACCCATTCTTACACCGTCCTGAAGCAATGATTCAAGAATCAAACCATTCGGTGAATGAAGAACCTTAGCCTTACCGATAGCGACATTACCGTCCATCTTAAGTTCGGTAATCATAATAGCCGCTTCACGAGGGTTAATCTCAATAGTATCAGGGTGATTCAATTCACCAAGAGCTTCACGAGATTCGATAAGTGCCTGGAACTTGTTAACTTCACGTTCAATAATAGCACGTGGATATACACGACCATTTCTATTCTTATCTACTGCCTGTAAAAAAGGACCAGTAATATACATTCTCTTAGCGCCATTGCCTGCATCTTCCGTGAGAACTTTACCTTCGGCAAAAGCCTGTTCATTCAATAGCTTTTTAGCTTCCATATTAAAACCTCAAAATTGCTTTAATATATTTATAATTAAATATTCAGAATTAAATAAAAAACCTTAGATTTTACTCTAAGGTTTTTAAATTCAACTAATCAGTTAATGATTACTTGCCACCAGGTGTGCCAGACCATTCATTGTCAGTCGGATCTTCGATAGTTGCATAGTCAGGGCTAAACAATGCGGAAGCATCAGTAATAGCAGACAATGCAGAAGCACCGTCGAAGTCTGGAGCAGCCCACTTGTCCTGCGGGAGCTTGTTGAATACACGCTTGTTAAGAGCGCCTTCGCCACCAGAAAGTTCATAAACCGGCTTAACTGTGAAGTGGTACAAACCATCAGAGTATGCCTTGTAACCATCGATGCCAGCAGCGGATGCAGCTTCAGCGTCATCAGTTACAAAGTATGCAGAGGTCTTCTGGAAGTAATCGTTACCAACGTTATAGATATCTTCTCTACGTTTCATGGTATTTCTCCTTAAATTATCCTATGTACAGGTTTATTCCTATACACTTATTTTATTTATGAATATTTTTTCTGGTTTTTTGTAATTGCTTATCTTAAGAATCCATCCATGTATAATTCATAGAGATTTTCTATAGTATCAGTCAATTCTATGCCTTCTTCTGATCTTACAGTAATCTTTTCGTTACCGAGAAGACAAGCATATTCCTGCATGAACATCTGAATACCGAAGTCTCGAATAATACGTTTTTTCCAAGCTTCATCTCTACCAGGAATTTCCCACCATTGAATCTTTGCTGCAACATAGCTAGAAATACCAGCAGCAGCTTTAGTCCAGATGTTATAGAACTCATTCATACCATGAGGAGTAGAGATAAGAATCATCATAGCATCCTTTCTAGCAGATTGAGTCGGGAACACTGACTTAATAAAGTCCTTAGCATCTTCTTCAGGCAAGAACGCAAATTCGTCCACAAGCATAAGGTCAACTGACTTACCACGAATTGCAGATGAACCAGATGCGGCACAGAATATCTTAGTTCCATTGTCAAAACCAAT